CTATGTAATTATCCCATACAGCAAGAAAATATGCAGAATTAATCGCTACACAATTACAGGAAAGTGCATTATCAGTCCCCTCACTTAACTGAACAGCAGACCCATAAGTAGGTATGGTTCCAGAAATACTGGCACAAATAGCCTTCCCTACAACATTATCTCCGCCACCCCTGTAAAATATTACTATATGAGTTGTATCTAAAGCGGTAATTGCTGTCTTAACTGTTGCTGCATCATTAAACTCAATAGCATTGCCAACCACAACATTATCTATATCAACTGTTGTTATGATATTACTAAACCCGTCAGTATCTGCACCTTGGTCTTCATAAGCACAGGCTATTTTATCCGTAGTAACTTTACAAGCTGATATGTCTGTTATATCACCAGCACCAACCGTAGCTTTTGTTCCAGTTGTGATAGCAAGAGTTGAACTATTAACTGTGCTTACTATTACATTCCCATCACTATTAGTAGCATCTGCATAAATAACAGCAAATTTATCGTCATCTGTCTGACATATTGCATTATGGTCACTATCAACAGCCTCTAACTCAGCCTCAGCCCCAAATGATATATATAATGTCTCGCTGTTTAGTTGACCTGCTTTAGCTTTTATTGTTGCTGTATGAACATATGTAAGAGCAAGTCTACCATTGTTTATACTCGATATATCTATATCAGTAGTGGCATCAACAGCAGAGAATATAAAATTACTCCCGATGATTGTAGAGCCATCAGCTTCGAGTCTTACAGGAGTTACTGTTCCGTTATTAGAAACTGTTACATCCCTATAAGCATATACCGCTGCATTATCCGTAATCCAATCTACTGCCCAATCCTTATCATTACCACCTATTACAGTATCAAGCTCCCCGCCTATCTCCGTCACCTTTGTAGGTTCAAGACTGGAGAATGGTATAACCCCTCCAGATGTTTCCATTACTGCTACATCACCCGCTACACAGACTTCAGTCTCGGTTGCAGTAAAGGTCTGGTTGCTACCAAGCGCACCCACCGCTGTACTCAAGGCGGCTATCTTTTCAAGCACATCTTTAAAGAAGTTCATACGCCCTCCTCCAACTTATCAAGTCTTCGGTCTATCTCGGTATGCCGTATCCTACACCCATTACTCCACACCATACCGGCCTTTATTTCCGTTATATTCCCGTTAATGCTCTTGATTATCTCCGACAGTTTGGCAAGGTAGTAGAGTATACCCAGAAGCACAGCAGGAGTCCCGTATTCGACTAATTTAATTAAATCCATATCATCCTCCAGACGTACAACTTAACGAGTACGAAAATTCGATTTTATCCCCGGGCGCTACATTAATGGCCGCGAACACCGACCTATCCATGAGGGTACCGGCAGCGGCCGCATTGAATAGCCCGTGCTCGGTAATGGCGAATGCCCCGGCATATGTGTTGGTCGCCACACTCTTATAGATGTTGGCCGTAGCCCCCTCTATCTGAGTGCCCATGTCTCTCGCTTCCCCGCATGGTGTTTGGAGTGCAGTATCGGCAGCAGCCTCTACATTCGTCCCAGTACCGCTATCATGATACTTAAAGTTAACCCAGTCGGCCTCAGTACTCTGTAATGAATCCACAAGGTACGCTACAAAGGCGTCTGTTACAGCATGAGTAGACACTACCCCCAAGTCCTCAACCTTGCCGCCCTTCCTAAGTACCCTTGCTGACAGGGTAGCCGTAAGAGGCACTATCCCAAACGCACTCAACAGATACAGCATGAAGTTGCGTATATTAACTATGGTACCCGGTTTATGCCTACGCAGCCACACAACCAGCTTATTAAGTAATTCCCTGTCCATAACTCCTCCTTTGTTATCCTATTGACTCAAATGGCGATGACTGGTTATCATCAATGAGACTAATATATGTCTTACCATCAAGCTCGACTTTCTCCCCCTCGGCATATGTACCTGCCACCCATGTTCCTTCCCAGTTTACATCGCTAGCATCCACATCCCTAAACCACACCTCCCATGTACCGCGGGGATTGCCCAGCTCCGTATCCCATGTCACAACTACATGCGACTCATAATCCCCCGGGGTACGGTTCATAGATATTATTTCCTGTAATTGTACATTGGTTGCCCGATTTAGCAGATCCGCCACCTCCGACACCGATGTATCCGATATCGCCGCCTTGGGCAAGGTAAACTGCCCATCATCAAAGGGAGCCTCGGTATCGGTAGGCTTATAACTATCATATAGGGTAGCATCATACTGTACTAGCACCAGAGTCCGCATAAGCTCATTGGTTCGGCTTATATCCACTATCCGGTATTTCTTGGTATGTGTGCCGGCAACACCAAACGAGTACACTTCATACATCGATGGTACCGTATTCCAATCCCACGCTGCGGGGCCCCATACAATAATGTCCGTATTACTGCCACCCGTCACTGTCTTACGCTCTATAGTGCTGTCATTATGATATATAACCAATTCATATGTTGTGCCTGATGCAATAGTTAGTGTGTGGTCAAATGTAATCGATCCCGCCACAGCATCAACCGACTTGATACGTCCGCCCTCTCCATCAGTTAATACATCATGCTGCACCTCCACCACATCTCCTGCCTGTGCCGCTAACGAGTCCACATCCACACCAAATGATATTGCGTTATTAAGCACCTCCGTACCCCTCACCATGAAGCGGGCAATGGAGTACGCCTGGTCAAATGATGTAGTGCCGTAGAGGGTTATGGTGGTGGGTATGCTCAGCCCTGTACTGGTGTCCCAGTCTGATGTCCTCGCGACAATAGTGGTTTTTTCGTAGCCACGCTCTGCATCAAAGTAATTCACTTCTATCATGTTGATACGCTGGCTCTCATCCAAGAATTTCTGGACAAAAGTGTTCTCGGTAATATTCCCCATGGTAAACACCTGTGAGACATCATCCGGCTTGTCAGTGAACGCGTATATCTTAGTCCCCACCGGATACACCATGCCGCGGCCTTCCTGACATATACGGAGTATGGCGTCCCACGCGGTTATAAAGGTGTCGAATACAATATTAAGTTCATAGTTTAGTTCTCCATCGTCGGTGCCGCCTGTATACTCGGCCCATGTCCGGAAGCTCTCATAATCCAGTCTGTCCTTGTCTATACCGCATCCATACACCGCCTCTGCATCGTCATTGCCGTAGGTCAGGTATGCTGGGTGATCCGGGTGCCCTTGAGCTAGAATATCATAGACTGCCCATGCGTGGATATTGGCATCACCCTGTGTCCAACGCCCATCAGACGCATTACCATCTCTGTCCGTTGTATGCCGGGTATTATACACCCACACCTTACTTCTCTCCACATCCACCTGCACATCGATATCATTGTTTATCTGGCCGGATGCCAGCGCCTTAATGCCGAGTAATGGCTCACCAGGATAGTTAAACCCTTGGCGTAGCCCAGCGGCGTCCTCCACTCCATAGACAATAGTTGATACGTTCACAAGCTTAACAATGCGGGGTGATCCCGCTGCCACCCTCATCTCATATGTTTTTGAGTAATCGAGTGTATCACCGCCACCATCAACATCTACAGCCTTGATGGATATACCGAATATATCCGGTTTCTTGCGTACTATTGCTCCAAAAGTGACTGCATTTCTATCATTTACGTAATCCGGGTCTGCAAATCCAAAGTCAAAGTCTATCCAAGTCTCCGTGCCTTCCTCCGTATACTCCCTGTATTGCGCAAATAGCCTACAAGTGCCGCTCACATTCTTTTCACCGGCAATCCCTCCTAGCAACCCATAAGGGAACTCAAATGTAAGCTCTATATTATGTATGCTTTTCAGTGTAAGCACAGGGCTATACCAATCAGTGCTTATGGGTGTATTCGTCCGGTAATAATACACCAAATCCTCTATACCGTCTAGTGTCGTGTAGAATCTGGCAATAAGGTGCGCAGTGATGGCTGTTGGCTTATTGTATGTCATATAGTACTTACGAGTTGAGATTGTATTGTTATAGTAGATGTAGTACGTTTTTTCACTAGTAAATGCCTTAGCATCAGCTTGTATGAGGTATTCCGTGCCTTTATACAGAAGATAATGTGATCTCCACCTAACTCTATTGGCAAGGGCGCTATACCTAATATTAGCCGTTGTACCGTTTATTTCCGGTTCATCAAGGTAAAGAACCTCATTCTGTGCAGAATTGCTATATGTAGCGGTGAATCCAGATATTCCTATCTGTTCTGGCAATCCTGGCCTTGTTTCCCACTCCACATCCCTGTTGTAATCACTTATTGCCCTGCCATTGATAATTATGTCCTCACTAAATGAGGCTGTACCATGATAGAGTGTCCATAAACCCGCATAAAGGAAATTCACTTCCTGTGACGATGTAAACAAATTACGGTTAGCCTTATATGTTTTGCCGGGCTCGTAGTCATCATACAACGGATTGCCGGTCACAATATCACCAGTATAGTAAGGTGTAAGGGTTGTAAAGACTTTAACTGTTGTCAGCGGGTGTACATCTACTTTATGCGCGGCTAACCCATATAACGCATACAATCTCTGCTTATCATCCTTTATCGTAACATAGCGGTTCTTTATAATAGGCCTCACACGCGCCTTACCATAGATAACCGGCATTGCTATCCCCTCAGCCGCCGTAGCGCTACTCCTGTGTGACCATGCATATGACTGCGACCTAGAATGGTCTTCGGGCTTATCTTTCAGGAACAATGAGATTGCTGCTCCACCTACCAAGGCCGCTGTTTGCCCATACCTAGCCCATAATACCGGCGCTCCTGGTATCATAGCCACCACACGTATCCCGGTTGCCACCGTAAGCCCAAGTACCCTCCACGAGTCCTTATCTCCACCTTCCGGTATTGGCATCACCGTAAACTCCTCAGTATCCGCCGGGAATATCTTATCCAGTGGCATATCAATGACTTCCTGACCACACTGTACTATGCACTCATCTGCATAATCAATGTACTCAGCAAGTGACTGACCGCTCTTCCACACATGCTCTGTCGTTGTAGCCCCGCCGGTTAGCGGGTTGAGTATATTAGTTATCTTTAACATACTTGTAATATCCTATTATACGGCTTTTTAATGCTGTAGCCCTTGATGTTATAACTCCCGTACCCCTCGTCGTGTGTATAATCCGGTTGATATCTATAAGCACCCCCGCGTGCGTGATAAACTCCGGGTGCATCCGCATCAACACAACCAACGGCAAGTCTTCCTGTTGCGGATTGCGTACTTCTTCCCATACTGTTGCTTCCATAGATCGTACAGCAAGCTTATTAATATTCCTGAAAGCAAAAGCATCCACGGTAAAGTCAGGCACACCCATCCCATACCGCCTAAACACCTCCATAACCAGCCCCCAGCAGTCCATACCGGTAGAAACACTCCTACCACCATTAACAAACCTACCCCCTATCAAATCACGCAGATTAACCATATATACCACCCGCTATACCCGGGCTCCCCCCAAAGTTCTGAGTATTATTCCGTAATTGGCACGCCTCAAGTGTGTGATCGCACCCATTATACCCCAGCCGTATTGTGATTAGCTCCCCAGCGCCCTCTTCCACAAATGGTCTTGCCTTATCCGCCTCCATAAACACCCTAACATATTGCTCATTAACTACATGGTAGCTATTAGCAAGGAAAAACCCATCATTGTAGAGAGACCCACTTACTGTGAACCCAGTATCATTGTCTAAACTCCAATTAGCGCCTTTATAGTGCCCCGGGGCGTTCTTAAACACATCTGCTATGAGTCTGCCACTATTAATCCATATCGTATTATACTGAATACCGGTTTCTCCAGCCACACCAGCAATAAAGGATATATTACTGGTCTCACGTTGATAACTCGGCTGCACATACTGGCATAGCGCTCCTGCAAACCTATGCCTGCAAAAACTCGGCACATATCTGTCTCTGGGAAGCCTCCGTGTAAGCAAACTCGGAATACCGATAGTGAAAGTCACCATGTCCGCTGTAAGGTCACAGCTCAGTATCTCGCCCAGTTCATCGATGGCCGCGGTAGCTACGTCCAAATGAGCCGAATGCACCACCATGAGCCTCATAGTACTCCCTACAAGCCCTGAATTGGCCTGTATACGAGTCCGCAGCGCCCCGGTAAGCGACACATCCCCTATTTGCACCTTATATGAGGGAAACTTACCACTTGTGGACATATCTACATC